TGAGTGAGGACGAGCTAGTCCAACTTCCCTTTCGCATCCAAGCTATTGAACCTGACCGCATCGGCGGCATCTATCAAAACGTCGTATCCAATGACTATGTATCTGGATTAAACATCGGCGAACATGGCCAGATCGAATCCTTCCGCGTGTTTCATCGTTCGATGACCACGAACACGTATGACAACCCGATTGACGTTCCATCCCGTGATTTCGTCCATCTGACCGACCCGATGCGGATCGACCAGTATCGCGGTGTTTCCATCCTCGCCACGGCTATCCAGAACCTCCGCGACCTTTACGAGATGATCGACTACGTAAAGGGCAAGGCAAAGCTCGCCAGCGCGTTGACAGTCTTCACCAACTCTAACGGAGCAATGGCGGGCAATGGCGCAATGGACGCATACTCCACAAACCTCTTCCCCGGCGATGCTTCGGGATTACAGCAGGACATTCAGTTCGGGCAGATCAACCACCTTGCCGCTGGAACGGATATTAAATTCCCCGCCAGTTCTTCACCATCGAGCGAAGAGCAATGGCTCATGACGCAGCTCCTCAAGTTCGTAGCGATGAGCTATGACCTCCCCTATTCTTTCGCGCTTGACGCATCGGCACTCGGCGGCGTTTCCAGCCGACTGGAATCGGAAATGGCCAAGGCAACTTTCGAGAGATTTCAAGGAGTTCTCGCACCGCACGCCAACCGCATGAAAAACGCCATGCTTTATGACGCGGTGGCAAAAGGCATTTTCCCCGTATCGAAACTCCGCGTGATTCACAAAGGCCGCTGGGGATACCGCCCGCACCCGCAGCCCGATCTTGGCAAAGAAGCTAGTGCCGCCGTATCACTTTACCAGCACGGGATGCTCGACCCAATGCAGCACTGGGTGGACAACGGACAAGACCCCGAAACAGTCGCTGAATCCATGACGCGATGGGCGCAAATCAAAAAAGCGGCATCGGAGAAATCAGGCATTAGCGTCACGGATATTTTCGGCAGTGGCCCAACTACACCGACAGCAACGAGCGAAAGCACTACGGAGTCAGTGGCTATCGAAAAACCCAAAGAATTTTCCACCCGCAAGGAGTTTCGTGAAGCGGATTCCAGCATCAATGCCCGCATCGAGAAAGAACGAGAAAACGTGGACTTCGGAGCGGATTGGGTAGCCGACATCAAAGAAGGCATTGCCGATCTTGCGAGCGGAGAAAACCCCGAAGCACTTCAACGCCTACGCGTGGAACTCGACAAGGCCAACGCATACCTAGCCGAACACAAAGCCGCGCTAGACAAGCTGGAAGAACGCCGCGAACGCCGTGATAAGGACAAACCTGCCAAACCCGCAGCGGGCAAAGAATCCAAAGAGATTCGCGCCAAGAAACGTGATGACCGCCACGCTCTAACGGAAGCTCTAAAAGCATCTGGCAAACCCGAACAAGAGGCATATGCCATTGCTTACAACATCATCGAAAGCGGCAAGTTTGATAAGTCGAAATTGCCATCGGACATTCAAAAGAAATACTACTTATGAAGTTTTTCACCGCACTAACAACCCCACGGATTGACCCAGACAACGGGATTATCCGTTCCGTATCACTCATGGAAATGGGCGATGCAAAAGGGCATTATGACAAGAAAGGTAGGCAGGTCATTATCGACGAAGTGACCCTTGAACAGCTTTTCAAGGAATGCAAAAAGCTCGGCAAGATCAAAGTTAAAGCCAATCACGGCAGCGGCGTTTTTGAGGTAATCGGATGGGCGGACAACTTCGCACTCCAGGCCAACAAAGTGATCGCCGACGTTCATATTTACGAGTCGGAAAGCAACCGTAGCCGCATCCTTGAGATTGCCGACAAGAACCCTACCCATATGGGAATCAGCATGGAGTTCACGGGCGAGGATAAGGCACGCGGTGAGGTTTGCTTATGCCGTTGCGACGGCGTGGTGGCCGCAGCCCTAGTCGATGATCCAGCCGCTAACAGTTCTCTATTCTCCGCGAAGGCAGAGGAAAAAAACAACAATACAAACAACACCACTAATATGGAAAACGAAGAAGAAAAAGACGAACCCACCCTCGCGGATGTTATGTCCAAGTTCGAGGAATTGAACACCCGTTTGACGGCTCTTGAGTCGCCACCCGAGGAGAAGGAAGCCAAGGAGGATGAATCCGAATTGAGCGAAGAAACCAAGGAAGAGGAAAAGACCGAACTCGCTGGCCCATCCGCATCTTACAAAGTCTCACTTTCCGAAGATGAGAAAAAAGATGAGGACAAGAAAATCGAACTCGCCGCAAAGCGTGGAGCGGAAGCCGCGATCAAAGCGTTCACCGCAAAACTCGGAATCACCAATCTCGGCAAAGCTGGATCAATCTCCACGCCCGCTAAGACAAAGCATTTCGAGGAACACGTTGCAGACTTGGCCGTCAAGGAGTTTTCCGGCGACCAGACCAAGGCGCGAATTGCTATCCTTACCAACAAAGGAAAACACCCTGACGCGTGGAAGGCATACGAATCTTCCCGCCATGTGAAAACCGTATAACCAAACCAACAACTAGAACCAACTAAAATTATGGCCAGTCAAAACGACCAAGGATTCAAGTCCTTCCTCGCATCGGGCGCGATTTCCGCTTATCGGATTATCGACGTTCAAGCGGACGGGACAATCACCGCAGCAGCTAACAACACCAAAGGAATCGGCGTGACCCAAGAGGACATCGCAGACGCTAACTACGGAACCGTTAAGCTCTGGAGCGCACCGGGAACCTTTATGGTTGCCGCATCGGGTTCTGCCATCACGGCAGCAACATCATACGGAACTATTACCGGCGGATTCGTCGGAGTTGTGACGACCTCCCGCTATGAAGCACTTGTTTCGGCAGTAGCTTCTAACGGCATCGTCACCGAGTTCGTTCAAGTCTAACAACAACAATCGAATCAAAATCTAACTACCTAAGACAATGCCTTATACTAATGCACAAGCCACACCACGGAGCGACATTTACGCTCTCGTGATGCAAGCCAACGCGGACTTCAACAAGATGTTCATCGGCGATCAAATCCTTCCCGTAAAAGGTGAGGATGTGAAGCGCGGTATCTACATGAAAGCGAAGCTCGCTAACGGAGAACTCATGAACGGCGACGCGAAGCCACGCGCCAACGGAGCCGCTTATGACCGTATCAATCGCGTCTATGACGTTGACCAGTATGACGCTCTTGAATACGGCCTTGAGGCTGTAATTGATGACGCATACGAGGCCGAGGTTGAACGCTTCATGAACCTTGAGGCTACTGAGGCAATGCTCCTTGAGCGTTCGCTTCGTATCTCTTACGAGGCTCGCGTAGCCGCTGCCGTGTTCAACGCTAGCACGTTCACAGCGACCGCCGCCGCAGTTGCCTACACCGAAGCGAACCTCGCCACGATCAACCTTCCCGCAGACGTTGCAGCCGCCAAGCTGCGACTTCTCAAGAAAGGCATCGTGCCGAACTCGATCATCATGTCGGCAAACGTGTTCAACCGCATTCAGCGTTCTACGCTCATGCAGAACCAGATTTTCGGCGTAGTTCCGAAATCCGCCGGCCAATTCACGCTCCCCGGTGAAGACGACGTTGCCCGCGCTCTCGGCGTGGAAAAACTGTATGTCGCCAAGGCCGCGAAGAACTCAAACGGAAAAGGACAGACCTTTGCCGGATCGTTCATCTGGTCGGACACCTACATCAGCGTCGCACAAATCGCAGGCGGCGAATACCAAGCAGGCGGCATCGGACGCACCATCCAATGGAGCAAAGACACCACTGGCCTGTTCACCCCTGAAACCTACCGTTCCGACGAGCGTCGTTCCAACATCCTCCGCGTGCGTCAACACGTTGCGGAGAAAATCGTGGATGAAACCGCCGCAGAATTAATTACCACGTCTTTTGCGTAATCGCAAGCAACCTGGGGCGCGTCCTTTTGGGCGCGTCCCTACCCTTTCCCCAAAAAATATGAAAATCACCCTAGCCTGTATCGTAGGAAACGAGGAAGCCGTCATTGAACGGTTCATCCGCTCGTTTGCGCCCGCCGTTGATCGAATCGTGATGATCCAAGCATCCGGCCACCCAAAGTATGGTCCGCCGGATAACACTATCGAAATCGCAAGAATGACATGTGAATCTCTTGATAAAGAATTCAAAACATCCTTCACGAGATACGCTAATCAGGATTTTAATCATACCGACCACTTTGGAAATGCAAGGCAATCAGCATGGAATCTTGCGCAAGGATGCGCCACGGATTACATAATGTGGGCGGATGCTGACGACATACTTGCCGACGGAGCCGCCGAAGCCATCCGCGCCGCCGCAGAATCCGCAAGCCATGACGTATTCATAATGCCCTACCATGTGCGTGGGGACAAGCAAATCGTCATGCGCGAACGGATGGTGAAAGCGCCAATCGGAAGCCGCTGGAAATACGCGATCCATGAGCAACTGACATTCCCAAATGATGCGACCTACCGCATCGTAAAGGAAGCGGTTTTCCTTCACCAACCACTTGCCGAGAAATCAGGGGGGCATGAAAGGAACGTAGCAATCCTCAAAAACGAAAT